TTTGAAATGTAATAGATTTATGTCCTGATGTATTATTAGAACCAATTTTTCTATTACTACTGTTTTGTCGTATTGTAGCTGGTCTTAAGTTATGGAAAGCATTGTTTCCTTTATTACGATCTTTATGATCTATTTCATAAGGATATGGGTCTTTAGTTGTTACTAACAACCAAGCAATTCTATGTGCTGCACATTCTTGTTTATTAATAGTTATATATCTATAACCGCTGTCTTTTTTTACACGACCAGCTATTGAACCAGCTTTTTTATTTGATTTATTAACTTTCCATTTAAATACACCAGTAATGATGTTGTAATCAATAAGCTTGTTCACAACATCAAATGGTGGCAGTTTTTTAGCCCTACAGTACATCTAGTCAGTACCCTTAGAAATTTTTAATAAAAGTTCCTTTTCTTTTATAGGGTCAAAGCAAATGTCTCTTTCTACTGGTAAACCAAAAGGACCTCTTAGTTTTTTGATTTCTTTCATATCAAAAGAACCAAACTCTTGTTCGTGGCCTTTAACCAAACCCCAAGCAATTTCTGTCTCTGGGTCATACTCAGCGATAAACCAAGTCCAATTACTATCGGGTGTGAATAGCTTTACATAAAAGACCATTTCTTGTGATAGGTCATCATGTGCTGGTTGGCTGTAAAGCTTTG